TTACGGATAATCTCACGCGGATCCCTGACCGCTTCAGGCCAGGTGAATTGACCGAAATGCATGACCTGGGCGGCGGCACAAATCGGACAAATGGCATGATAATGACGGATCTCGTCAGCATCCAGTTCAATAGCCTTCCCGATGTACCCGGATTCATCCGCCGGCGTGGAAAGATCGAGGATCTTCTTCGTATGAGGGTAAGCATTTGTCCGGATCTCTGTCAAAGATAGAGGATCCGCCTCTTTCCCGGAGAAGTCCGGAAATTTGTCGATCTCGTCACGGATGAGATATTTAACAGGCTCAGAAGAGATCTCGGCAGCGCTGGTCGCCCATGCCATCATGAAGTCCATGCCGTTGATGAAGCTGACGGCAAGGGTCGTTGTGTCGTCCGGCCTAGAGGTTAGAAGCGCGGACAGACGAGGCGAGCTCCTGAACATCGGGATGATTCGTTTACGGGCAATGCGTTTGCAGACCTTTTCATCGGGCATGACATACATGGCCGGCCCCGGATCCGCATCGATCATGTGGCCAAGGAAATTGAAAGCAACTTGAGTTTTGCCCGTTTGCGGGGCGAACATCAGGATTACCCGCCGGACGTAAGGGAGATCCAGCGTATCCATGGGTTCGACCAGGTATGGCGTCGTTTCGTTTCTCCATTTGCCCGTGATCGGACCATTCGTCACGACCCGATGACGCGCCGCCCACTCTGACGTGGACAACCGCTCTTTGCGCCGAAACACCCGCCGTTCCCCTTCGGTAAAGATAAGCACTCCCGGCACGGGCGAAAAGGCCGGAAGACCTGATGTCTTGATGGCATTATGTGTTTGTTCCATTTTTCGACCTACTTTTTTGATGTAATCTGAATGCCCTAATGGCTGCATTGAATAGCTTCAGCTGGAGTTTATACTCGTGCAGCGACGCATCCAGTTCAACCGTACTGCATTTTTCCTTTATCTTTTTCATCATTTCACTACATTCATCCATCTTCTCATTTATCTGTCTTGTTACATTTTCAATTTCGGAATCACCAAGGCCCGAGTCAATAAGATTCGTGCCAAAAATAGCGTCCATACTGCTTTTGTCCTTAATTGCAGACAGATATCCCCTGATGATTGTGTTTAGAAGCTCAATCTGTAACCGAAACTCCTTGCGTCCCGCTTTCATTACAAATTCATTATAGTCACCTTCTGATATTTTTCTTACCCTTGCGATGCTCTGATTCATCATCTCAACTAAGGTGTTCATTTGATATCGCTCCTTTCTGCCTGGTGCCAGGACACCCGCCCCTTTTGCTGAATTAGATTGTCTTCCACCTCTTACTCACAAAGGTTATGCCTTAGCTTCATCGCTGATCGCATACCTCATAAAGCCTCTTCCCAATCCTCGTCTTCATCAAAGGCATCGATTATTATCGCCCATTCATCCTCTTCTAATGTTTTGGACATAGCTAATGTTTCTGCTATTGCTTCGATAATTCTCCAGTTTTTATCGATTATCTCTCTCGCTTTTATCCGTAAACTCGATTCAGTTTCATCCGTGCGCCGTAATATATCAGCGGCTTTTTCATCATCGCTTGACAGCTTCATGGTACGCAGTTGCTTTTTCCTCCTTATTCATATCGATCCTCCTTCGTCGCAACTGGCCCTATTCAGCCGCTGATCTCAGACCTGAATCCTCTCCAACTTGGCCAGCACACACGCCCCTATTCCCATTATGCAGTCATAATAGCAGATACGCCTTACCCCGTTTATGATCCGTTTCCCAGTCTCATAAGATATTCCTCACGTTTCTTTATCTTCTCCGGATCGATGCTATAAAGTTCTAAATCTCTGAAGTGGTCAGTTAGTTCATATATTTGAGCAAGACTGTTAAAAACATCGTTACATATCTCATGAATTCCTTGTGCCCAAGCGGACTCGTCCTCAATTTCCATATCGTTGAGCACCATTTGTTTAAATTGACTAGCTAATACATAAATTTTAGAACGACAAATGGTCGCGATATTTTCGATATCGCCTGTATTATTGATTATTTCCTCCACCGTCATAATATTTCTATTCATTTTTTATCCCTCCATGTCTCATTTTTTAAAATCGATTTCAGTTTTGTTACTCCTGGCATTGCCCATTTGCATTCTGCCGCTTCGTAAAATCTTTCATGACCTCATCCCCTATCCGGGTGAGCATGACGAGCGCATTTCGCATGATTGTTAAATAATTAAACCCCTTCTCCATTCCTTCCAGGTGGTCAGGAGTGATCATTTCAGTTACTTCCCCATAAACGGTGCCAGGGGCGGAATAATATCAAGATCAATTGCGTTCATTAAGTCCATAGCCGTTAGGCCGTGATCCGGGTCAAAGTGGACAATCGGCCCTCTCAGATCATCTTCCATTGTCTTCGATATTTGCTGTTCCATTTCTCACACCTCCATAAAAAAGCCCGAAGATTTCTCCCAGCCATGAGCAGGCTGCCCGTAGCGTCACCGCAACGGGAATCTTCAGGCATTGTCTGGATTTCTTCCATTTCATAGCTCATGGTTTGGATAAGTTTAATACCCGATATACCTTATTTCGGGTATTGTCAATATAAATTTTGTTGCAAATTATTCCGATATCCTCTATATGTCGATCATGCCGACAGAAAAACCTAAAATTATTTTTGTGATCAAGGAAGATCTTCTTAAACGGATCGACGACTTCCGTTTTGAAGACCGCATAAATTCACGTTCAGACGCCATCCGACGCCTTATTGAAAAAGGTCTCACGGCTCTTGATTCCTCCTCGATGACTCTACAAAAAACAAAAAAGAAATAATCTCCTTGGGCCTTCTTTAAGAACATAGCGGAGGATATAGTCATCAGCAGGGATACCGATCCAATAGCGAAAATAGGAAGGGATTATTCGGTTACGGAATAATCATCTGGCCGTCCGCCTGCATTCACCATTTACCAATCATTCCCTGTTCCACCCATTACCAGTTAAAAGATTTTCTTCCCTGTGTTTGGACCACTCTGGAAGATAACTGGATATTTTTTACATGCGCCTCAGGGCTGTAAGGGAAGGGGTTTTTAAAAATAATATTCCCAAAGAAGTATAGAAACCGAGCGAATGAGATAATTTTTAGAAAGGTTTATGTCCCCCCTTCATCCCCCAACAATTTATTCTCTCCAAGAATTGAATGAATTGTTCGAATGAGCATATAGCTCATCTCATTCTTGGGCGGGTCCTTCCTGGAGGGGGCCTGGCTATACGGATCGCAGAACCCCGAAATCTCTGCGCTTGTGAGGATAAATCCGGACTGGAATTTGGGAAGGGTAGGCATATTCCAAAAATTCTAATGTCTTCATTCAAATTTATCACCCCCTTCATCACTGATCGCATCATCCTCATCTTCGTCATCTTCCGGATCGCCGCTCGTCTCGATAATCGTCGGCATGGCGGGTACCAGGAATTCGCGCTCTTCGGCGTAGCGGTGCAGGAAGTCTTCGATGCGATTGAGGAGCCACTGAATGAGGCCCGGCGCCTTCTCGGGTTTGCCCTCCACAATACTGATGATCCCAGGCGCTTCCGAACGCGCGAAACTCTCCAGGTCGTTTTTCATCACGCCCGCTCGCTTCGCCAATTCCATCTCGAAAAGCTCCCGGGGAACGAAAGATCCGGTAAGTGCTCGCGTCTTGGTCTGCCAATGTTCCGCCTGGGCCTTCATCTTCAGTGTCTCGGCGGCCATCCTTTCCTTTTGCAAGGAATCAAAAATCCTGGGCAGCTGCTGAGGCATGCCTCCCCGCCGTTTCAAAAAAATCTTCGCATACTTCTCGATATCTCTGACATGAAATAGCCCGTCATCTTTCCGTGGATGGATCTTCCCATGACCTGCATGAAGGTACAGGGATGATTTTGATGCCTTATAGCCGTGATCTTTCAGGTAGGCCAAAACACCGACCAGATTTGGAAAAGTCATGTCTTCCATATCAGCCCCCTTCCTTCTGATCCAGGAGCCCGGCCTCGATCCAGATCCGGACATTCAAGCCTTTCTGCAGGGCCTCCCCGGGGTCTTTACCAACCGGAACCGGCCATCGCCTGATCTTCGCCCCGTATGTTTCCGGCCACCATCCCCAGGCCGCTTTTGCACCTGCCTTGTCGCTGTCCAGAGAGACGAGGATAAGACCAGTTCGCGTCAATGCCTCATGCGTCGGCGCATCAGGCCGGGACGATACAGATCCGAGAGCGATGACACCGAGGAGATCTCCAGCTTCCTGGTTTACCAGTATTCCGTCGAGCTCGCTCTCCACGATCGAAATGACATTCTTCTCTAAGCCCCATGCCATCGGACTTGTAGAACTCCCTGGAACCAGGACATACCTCGCGCCGTCGCCGGGATCCGCCCGCCGGATGCGGAGGCGGATCACCCGGCCGCTCTCACCGATACATGGAATGACCAGGCCTGCCGGCAGCCATAACCGTTTCAGCCGTCCATTGTCTTTCATTTCCGGAGGCAAGCCCCAGAGAGCGCGATCGTGGTACAAATCCACGGGATTCCAGCCCAGGCCGGCGTCATCGATCGTCTGATCGGCAAGGCCCCGCCTTCGGAGGAATCTCCGCGCCCGAGTGCCGGCCGTATCCATCCGCATAGTCCGAACGGCGAATTCCAAAAACGCCCGGGCCTTTTCCTGCCATAGCGGGCAAGGGGTGATTGTCTCCCTAGGAACGAATACCGGTTTTTCGACGGAGCGCGATCGCGGCAAAGCGCCCAGTTCGCCGACCTCGATGCCCAGTGCGCTACAGGCCTCCGGATATGAGAGCCCCCGCACATCGATCAGATACTGGATGGCATCGCCGTTTTTCCCACAGATCCGACACCACCAACGGCCGCCCATGTGTACCGGCCACACCCTCAGGCGGTCGGTTCCTTCCCGACACAAAGGACAGGGGCCGGCCCACTCGCCGCCATGCGTCGAGGCCGCCTTTTTCAGGATGATGCCATCCGCACGGATCAGATCAAGCAGGTCCACGCTGCGCCCTCTCTTCCGTACCGCTCATCTTCCATTTTCGACACGCAACCGCGAAGGCCGCGAGCAGAGCCTTGCCGGCAGTTACAGCCAGGTACAGTTCATTGATCTCTGCTTCCGCCGCCCTGGTTTCCGGTGATGACTGCCATCTTCCTCCCCGCAGGATCTCATCTCTGATCTTCAAAAGGACTGACCAGGCCACTTCTTCGACGGACATGCGCCGACCGGCCGTCACAGTCTTCGGTCCGGATAAGGCCTCACCCTGCGCCAACGTCAACGCCGGCGTCTCAGCCTTGGTTTCTATCCATTCCCGAAAGCTCATTTTTGCCTCATAAAAATAAAATATATAGGGGTGGTATCAAAAATAACCGTAAGATTCGTAAGAATAAATATCTATTTAATAATAAAAGCAAATTCAGTTTTGAAACCGTAATAACTATCTAAAATTCCGTATTGGAATCCGTTGGGTGTGAGTTGATTTTTCATTACAATCCTTACGAATTTCATTACTAAATTCATTACGGAAATCTTAGCAAATGTTTCGCAGTATTATTGACAATTTCATCTTCATTTTTATGGTCTTACTGTCCGTACGGTTTTCTCATATACCCCCCTATCTATAATTTTCAGAACCCTCCTCGACTGTCCATCAATCCAAACAACGACCGTGTTCTCGTCTCCGGATCCCGCAATGATTTTCCTATTTCGAAGCATCCTGAAAAAGGTATTTTTTGAAAAAGGGAAATGCCCCTGCTCCTGGACGACGAACCGCTGCAGGGCGTGCCAGGCCGCTGTTGGACAGAGGTAAAGATAGGAGGAATCCCACCATCCGATGCGGTCGCCGGCGCCGAGCATCCCTCCCTCCGCGGCCGATGTGCAATCGAGCCGAGCATTATGCTGCATGACCAGAGCTGAGATGATGTCGGTGAACAATTGCACAGGGTCGTCGTCCTGGATCCGGCGCATCTGGGAGACGGCCAACTTCGCGAAGACGCCCCATCCCTCCTTGACCAGGATCCCCGCTTCGGAATCAGATAAGATTTTCTTATCCGCGAAAAAGCTGACCGCGGTCTCCAGGGCAAACCCCAGGAACGCGGCCTGTTCGGGCATCTTTCGGTGCTGACCATCCGCCGCTGCCTGGGTCCGCAAGGCCTGAAACCGTTCCGGGAACGCGGCCTGTATTGCCTTCATGTTTTCCTTGATCCAAAGAATGTACAGACTCATGGCTTGGGAGAGCAAAGGGGCCTTTTCCTGGAGCTCCGTCAGTTTGACCTTGTCAATCGCTCGTTCCGTAAATTCGATCACGGCAATTCTGGCCAGGGTGCTTTCCAGGGTCGGCAATTCCTCGGCCGTGATCAGCAGCATCCCCCTGGGATCATATCGACCTTTCTCTGAAAGATCGGAATTCAGGCGGCCCCGGGCCGTGCGGTTGCTATAGTTCCGGATCAGCCGCTGCACAATGCGCTCCGATGCCTGGGCATCGCTCTTCTGATGGGACGGATGAAAGTCATCGACGACATGCAAGGTGTCGGCGAGGATGAAAGATCGCTTCTCTAAAATGCCGATCGTGTCATCGAGATTTGAGAGGCATTCAATTCCGTTGAACTGTCCAAAGTGGGAGAGGAAGAGGATCGCAACCGTTGATTTGTATGTTCCGCTATGGCCATAGGCAAAAAAGGAAAAGTTTGGCTTCTGTTTCAGGAGTGATACCAACGGGGCCAGGTACGTCCCGCACCAAAGCGGAAGCGTTATCGCTCGATCGCCGATATCGAGAAGATCCAGGCTCGCCGCCAAGCAGTTTTTCGTCTGGCTAGCATCTTGAGGGGGGGCGGGGAAACGGTACCGTTGCAATTCTTTCGACAATCGAACAGATATTTCTGAGTCTGATCCGAGTGCGCCATCGGCATGAAGATAGACCATATTGCCGTCGACCTCTCTCCATCCCGTATGGCCGAAATGAGTCATGGTCTTTACGTTGGTCGACGCGGTCTGGATGGCGTGGCGGACATAATCTTTGACGGTTTGGCCAGGTTCGAGGATCGCTTTCGTGCCCCATTTGTGAACCCAGCTCATACCCGCGAAATTGCTTGCAGGCACCTCTTGCTTTGGCAGGGGGACTTTCCCTCTCAGCTTTCCTTCGATCGTGTAGAGGTGGGTAACCTCGCCGCTTCCATCATCGATAACATTTTCTTCAGAGATGGAAGCCTTGAAGTTGCAGAGCCGTACCGTAACCTTCCCGTCTTTGGTTGCTTTGGTCCGGCAGAGTAAACCGTCTGAGTCAAGAAAATATGCCGGTTCATTCTTTTTCTCGTTTGATGCAGCAATAGCCTTTTCTTCCTCGACCCGCTCTTTAACAAGGTGTGAGACAGCTTCATGATCGTCCAATCGTGCTTTCGCCATCTTCTATCCTTCTTAGATATTTTGAGTTTGCGCATCAGCATCAGGGTAGAAATGTTCAAAGGCCGGCGTCGATCACAACCCCGTCAAAAATGCCGCGCCTTCCGCGTTGGCGCGGATCTGGATCGCCTTCAGGATCTCAAACATGAACGCCTCCAGGTATGGCTGCAGACCCGAGCCGTCGACCTTGATCAGGGCATCACCCTTGGAGAGGGCGGCAGCTTTCTTGCGCAGGTATTCGAGCTGCGCGTTGGTCAGGTCCTCCTGCATCTGCAGGGCCCTGTCCCGCCGGTCCGACTCCCTCTTCACCTGCTCGTCGATCTCCCGGTTCCAGCCCCTATCCTTTCTCATCGTCTCTAAAGCGCTGGAGAGTGTGTCGCCAGTGGATTCGATAATGGTCCCAATATTCTTTGACTGCTGCTCGATGACTCTGAACGCCCCCTCCACCTCGGCCATGTCCACTTTTGCCTTCCATTCCAGAGCCTTTTGGACGATATCCGACTGCTCCTTGATTGTCGCGATCTTGAGGTTCGTCTCGATCTCCAGCGTCTTCGTGTCCGGGAGCTCCTTTTTGATCTTGCTTTTGGTCGCGGCGAGTTTCGCATCATCTGCCTGGACCCCGACATTGGTGATAACAACCGTTCCATCCGGGAAGGTCTGGCGGATCACTCCATAGGCTTTCTCGATCGTGGAGCCGTCCGCCTGGACACCAACCACTACCTCCCGCGTTCCAGGAATCCCATCAATTGTGTTTTTAAGGGCCTCTGCCGCCCTATGCGCCGCTTCATGACGAAGATCTACTTCCGTGTATACATTTCCTGGAATATTACCCAGTGTCTTCGCAAATTCGTCTGCCTTGCTTTTGGTATCCTTAAGCGAAGCACCCTCTTCCAAGAAAGCCTTAGCCACCTTATCGCTCGACATGACGAGATCTGTATTTGCTTTCAGCAGCATGTCATCGAGCAATTTTACTCGATCGGTAGTGCGCTTCAAATCCTCGGTCATGTCTAAACCGGGGACATAATCAAGGAGCTCTGCCATGCCTTTGGATGCATGGGCAAACACGGTAGCCAGGGAAAGGATCGCGACTTTGATTGAATTCATCCCGTTTTCAATAGCGGCAAAGGAAACATCGAACATCTTTGCCATTGTCTGGGCATCCGTTCCCATTGCCACCATGATCAGTCCGAATGGCCCAAACATCTTGAAAATCATCGAGAGCCCAAGGAGGTTACCGATCGTATCTTTGGTAGGGGTATCTAAATCATTAAAAGCTTTTATCAAACCCTTGACCGCATCAAGAAAGGGTGCCCATACCGTGCCCATTCCTTTGGTGACATCTAAAAGAGACTTCATTGTATTGACCACAAATTGCATGGCATCAGCCAAACCTTTGGAATCATCCAAATTAGAAGTTTGTATATATCGGGCAACAGCGGCAGCCAATTCTTTGAATGAATTAACAAGGCCGGAGAAATCCACCTTTTTTAGCGCTTCAGGGAAATTTTTCCCGATACTCGCTATGAAATCGGCAATATTTTTCCCTGCGTCATCTAATGCTTTAAAAAGTGGATCAAACGCACCCTTTTTTACTCCGATATCGAGCCCCATAAATAATTTGTTTAAGCTGTTAACGATATTTCCATATCCGGGCAGGATCCTCTCGCCAATGTCGGATAATGTGACCAGGAAGTTATTTTCGAGTCGTTGATTCAGGTTTTTGAATTGATCCACAACCTTTTCATAGGCTGTTTGAACAACCTTAGCGGAGTTGCCCATCTCAGTGA